TTATGATATTCTTAAAAAAAGGACAATAAATGCATTATCACAAGGCGCGGCTTTATCATCCCATTATATTTTTCACCTATACAAAGATGAATTTGAGGAAATTATTCCACAGATAACTCAAAGTTATCAAAAAGCTCTAATAGCAAACGATCTTTTTTACTTTATACTAAATGATGATGATTTACAAAATCAATTATCTGGTGGCGATAGTGGGTCAAATGCGGGTTATTGTAGGTTAAATTTTGATGGTGATATTCCTGTGATCGAAGCCAAAGCAATTAGTGCCCCAATATTGTTACATGAGGTCACCAAGTGTTTAATCACGTTTTTTTCAATTCCAGGTATTCAAAACATGGATCAGGAAACGGTTGATGAAACGGATTTTGTCATGGCTGAATTATGGGATATACGATTTGGCCCAACAATTTGGACTAATTTCCATTCAATTATTGATGTCGATGACTATGACATTAAAAAATTAATTATAATGGAAATCTTCAAAATGGACTCAATTACCTTTATTGATGATTTTATGAAAAAGGTTATGAATGATCCAGAATTAGCAAAAAAAGAAGTTAAATATATCGTCAAAAAAATCAGAAATCAGATAATGGAATATGAATTTGAAAAGGATTCAGACGATGTTGATTTATCAGATTTTGGTATTTTCTAAAATAAAAGTATTTATATGAAAAATACTTTGTGAATATAAAAGATAAAAGAGAGTTATTATTAGAGTACACGAAATGTGCCAAGAGCCCGTCTTATGCTATTGAAAGTTATTTTGAAACATTCGATAAAACACAAGAGGGCTTTGTGCCATTTAAATTATTTGATAAACAAAAATTACTAATCTCTAATTACGAAAGCAATAGGTTTAATCTCGTATTAAAATACAGGCAGGCTGGTATTTCAACAGTAACAGCAGCTTACGCAGCGGTTAAGACCGCATTCGCCATATCCGATAACCCAGAAAGGGTTCTTATTCTAGCAAACAAACAAGAGACGGCGATTGAATTTTTAAATAAAATTACTGGTTTTATTAAACAATTACCTGATTGGGTAAATGTGACATTTGATAAATCATCCCAAAAACACGTTAAACTATCAAATGGTTCCGAGTTAAAGGCGGTTGCAACGTCTACGGACGCATTACGTGGTTATACACCAACAATAATGATTCTGGATGAGGCTGCGTTTATTGAGGGTGGCCAGGCTTTATGGTCAGCGTGTTTGGCGGCTATTGGTACTGGTGGTAAAGCCTTTTTAATATCAACACCAAACGGACTTGATGAAATATATTATGAAGCTTATGAGGGTGCAATTAGCGGTACCAATAAATTCAAAATTACACACCTAAAATGGTGGCAAGATCCTCGTTTTAATAAAGACTTACGTTTAATTAAAACGAATGATATGGTAAATTGGATTCAGAAACCAATTAATGAAAAAGATGAGCACGTAATTGAAAGTGCCATTGATTTACATGTTGACGTTATTTTAAAATTTATCGAAGAGGGTTATAAACCACACTCAACTTGGTATGAAAACATGTGCCGAGATATGAATTTAAATAAACGAATGATCAATCAGGAATTAGAGTGTGCGTTTATTGGTTCTGGTGATAACGTTATTGAAGGTGAAGTTTTACGTAAACAAGAAGAGTTAAATGTTATTGAACCTGTTTTTAAGGATAGAGCGTGGGATAATAATGTTTGGGTTTGGAAAATGCCCCAAAAGGGACATAGATATATTTTGGCTTTAGATGTTTCAAGAGGTGATTCTGAGGATGCAACAGGTATGTGTATAATCGATTATGATACCTTTGAACAGGTTTTGGAGTACCACGGTAAAATACAACCAGATATCGCAGCACAACTTGTTGACCATTATGGTAGAATGTATAACGCTTTATCAACTTTTGATATTACGGGTGGTATGGGGATTGCCGCAACATCTAAATTAAAAGAATTAAATTACCCTAAATCACTTTTACATTATGACAATTTAAATGATGATGCGTACTATATACCACCTGTTGATGCAATACCAGGTATAAATTTTGCGTCAAAAAACAGAAGAAGTCAAATCGTTGCAGCTTTAGAAGAGGCTGTTTCAAGAGGAGATTTTAAGGTTAGAAGTGAAAGATTAATTGCGGAACTTAAAAAATTTATTTACAAAAACGGAAAACCAGACCATATGAAAGGGTCGCATGATGACTTAATTATGGCGCTTGGTATGTGTTTATTCGTGGCAAACACATCCTTTAAAAGATTACAAGAATCTGATAATATGACAAAGGCTATGTTGGATAGTTGGAAAACTCGAGTAAATACAACTCCAACAAAAAGCAACTATTTATTAGAAGATACAATAAAATCAACACCAGAAGATGGTAAAGTTTATGGTCAACGCGAAATAAATGACAATATATTGCAAAATACACGTGACTTTTCCTGGCTTTTTGGTAATATTAATAAAAGATAATTATCATGGCTAAAAAAATTGTTATATCCAGAATAAATTCAATAGGTGTGATGCGTCAAGCCACACCTAATAGAAAAGTCATTGATAAAATTAGTGATCGCGCATTAAAAAAAGTTTATTGCTCTATTGATAACGATAGTGTAACAACTTATGTCCAGAAAAAAGAATGGGTTATTAGTTTAAGCGATTACTTATTTCCACCTTATGTGGAATGTGAATATGTAATGTAATATGTCAGAAAAATTAACAGTATTTCAAAAATTAGGTCGAGTACTTGGGGCACAAAGCTCTGAGCCAGCTTATATTATCGACCCAAAATCATTTGCGAATTTAGATGCAAAAGATCTTGAACAAAAAAAATTAGAGGCGCAACAAACTTATTTTCTACAAAATCAGTGGAAAAAAATTGATAATGAATTATACCAAAAGGCGGTTTATTATGAACCGACAAGGATGGCTTCATATTTTGATTATGAGGCTATGGAATATACCCCAGAGATTGCAGCAGCTTTAGATATATTTGCTGATGAAGCAACAACCGCAAATGAAAATGGAAAAATATTAAGTATATATTCTGATAGTACAAGAATTAAAAATGAACTTACAGAATTATTTGAAAATTCATTAGACATAAACACAAACTTAACAGCTTGGGCTAGAAATTTATGTAAGTATGGTGATAATTTTGTATATAACAAAATAGTTCCAAAAAAGGGTATTGTTGGTTGTGTTCAATTACCTAATATTGAGATGACCAGAACTGAACCTGGTTTTGTGCCAGTAAGAAATCTAGATCAGTACCAAGAAGAAAATGCAATACAATTTCACTGGAAAGATAAAAACATAGATTTTAATTCTTTTGAAATTTCACACTTTAGATTATTAGGTGATGATAGAAAATTACCTTATGGTACATCGATGCTTGAAAAGGTAAGAAGAATTTGGAAACAATTATTGTTATCTGAGGACGCGATGTTGGTTTATCGTGTAACCAGAGCGCCAGAAAGACGTGTTTACAAAGTTTTTGTTGGTAACATGGATGACAAAGATGTTGATGCTTATGTTGATAAAATTGCAAATAACTTTAAACGCACAAATATAGTAAATTCACAGAATGGTCAACAAGATACTAGGTATAATCCATTGGCGGTTGATCAAGATTATTTTATACCAGTTCGTGACCCAAGTTTAACAATGCCTATTGAGACATTACCTGGCGCTCAGAACTTATCCGAAATTGCGGATATCGAATACATCCAAAAGAAAATGTTAGCGGCTCTAAGAGTACCTAAAGCGTTTTTAGGATTTGATGAGGCAACAGGTGATGGTAAAAATTTAGCTATTTTAGATATTCGTTTTGCTAGAGCTGTACACAGAGTACAAAAAGCTTTAATTCAGGAATTAAATAAAATGGCGATCATTCATTTGTATTTAAAGGGTTACGAAGATGATTTAAACAATTTTACTTTATCACTAACAACACCATCAACACAAGCCGATATATTAAAAGTACAGAACTGGAAAGAAAAAATTCAATTATATCGTGACGCTGTTTCAGATGCTGGTAATGGTTATGGTGCTGTATCGATGACATGGGCTAAAAAAGAAATTTTGGGTATGTCTGAAGATGAAATTAAATTAGATATACAAAGACAAGCTGTTGAAAAAGCTGGTGGTGAAGAGATTAAAATGTTGGCTGAAACAATCAAACAAACTGGTCTCTTCCGTGAAATATATAAAGCCTATAAAATTAACCCAGACAATATGGAAGCTGGTGGCGCAACTGGCGCTGGAACGGAACCAGGAGCTGAGTTATCAGCCGCAATCGGTGGAGGGGGCGGTGGGGGCTCTGAATTGGCAACAGACTTCACAACACCTTTAGAAACCCCAGAAGCTGGTGCTGAAGCTCCAGAAGCTGGTGCTGAAACCCCAGAAACCCCAGAAGCTGGCGCTGAGACCCCCGAGGAAACTTTAGCCGAAAGGACTAAAAGACAAATGGAAAAAAGACGTAGTAGTATAACAGAAAGTATTAATAAAAGTATTTCTGAGATTGATAAGATATTAAAGGATTAATTTTACTGCTTTAAACAATATTTATAAAAAAGAAAAAATATGTTCGGTACAATTAAAGAAAATATTTTGAATAAGCTAGAGCAAACTTATTCGAATGGTGATGAAAATGGATTTAAAAAAGAATTTAATCGCTATATTAGAACAATAAAAGAAAACAAAGACTTAAAAGAGTTCTATGAAGTGTACGATTTATTTAAGCAAGTTAATTTTGATGATGTTGATGTCGCAAAAGAATTTGTTGAGGAATCCATAAAATATTTAAAACAGTATGACGCAAAACAAATTGATAAGTTAATTAACCTGGTTGAAAAAGTTGAAAAAATTAACGAAAATAGTATAGATTTTAAATTAGATCAATTAATCTTTAATGAAAATGTGTCTTTGAAAGAAAAAGCAAAATACAAAGTTGAGATATCAAAGCACATAACAAAAAAACAAGATGAGAAAATTAATTACAAAGATATATTTAGTACCTTACATAACAAAATAACCGAGAATGTTGCAAAATTAAATAGTGAACAAACCAGAGCTCTTGAGTTATTTATTGAAAACGATTCGGAAAAGATCAAAAATTTTTACCATAATTTAATTAATGAAACTGAAACTATTGTTGAGAACAATATAGTTAATAGTGAAAATAGTGATGTTATCAAAAAATTGATTGAGGTTAAAAAAAGACTTAATACTTTAAAAACCGAAACTCCAAATATTGTAGAAATTGAAAAGATTATAGATTTGAAAGAATCTTTTAATTAATTTGTTTTTTCATAATTTTTTTACTATTATTATATTGTTTAACAATAATAAAAAGTAAAAAAGATGAGAAAAAAATGTTTAGTAAATTTGGTAAAGAGAAAAAACTCTTTAAAAATGAGTCCTTTAGAGTAAAATATGGGACTATTGATGCTTTAAAATTAAATGCGATTTATATTAATATTGAATCTTGGGTGCAACCAAAAGAAATAATTAATTTTGAATCAAACATAAGGTTGACAAGAAAAAATATAATATCGGAAGTTAAAAAGAATATTGATTTCGATTTCTTTTTTGAAAATTTCATAGTCGATTTGGATTTAAGATCTTCTGGTATGTCATTAAATAAAAAAAGCTTCATGTTTATCGAAATCACAGTCTACCCCAAAAAATACACAAAATTTAATTCGGAACAAATTAAAAGTCAAATTTTAACAATTTCCAAAGCTGCGATAGAGGCGGTACAAAAAAATAATTTTATATTTTACTCAAAAAAATAATATGGATATAACATCAGAATATTTGGAAGAACTTCAAAACGAAGAAGACAAAGAAAAAATTAATGAAATTTTACCGAAGGTTGAATCATGGGTTACATTAGATAATAAAAGTTTTTTCTTTAGTTTTAAATGTATTGATACAATACCGTCTGGGTTATTTTCTATGACATATAACGAGGGGCAGGGTTTTGGTTTAACAAAAATGGATTATAAAAGTGAGGAATTTTTACATTTACCATCATTACCCCACAAACAAATAATAATTGATTTACAAAAATTTTGGGATAATAAACAAAAATTTATAGATTATAATTTAAACCCAAAACGTGGTATTATATTGCACGGTGATCCAGGTTGTGGTAAAACATCATTAATTTATTTATTGGTTGAGGAGATTAAAAAACGTGATGGTATATCAATTTATTTTGACATACCAGACAATTGGGTTGAAATTGCTAAATTGGTTAGAAAAGTCGAAAAAGAAAGGCCAATTTTATGTATAATTGAAGATATTGATTTGGTTATAGCAAAACATGGTGAAGAGGTTTTTTTAAATTTTTTGGATGGTCTTAATTCAATAACAAATGTTGTTTATGTTGCCACAACTAATAATATTGAAAAAATACCAGATAGAATAAAAGACAGACCTTCAAGATTTGATAAAAAATATCAAATTAAAAAGCCAACCGAACAAGATCGTAAATTATATTTTGAAAACAAATTACTCGAAAAAGATAAGAAAAAATACGATATTAAAAAATTGGTTAAAGATACAAACAATTTTACGATGGCACATATGAAAGAAGTCTTTATTTCACTTTATATTTTAGATAACCCATACGATGAAGTAATTGGTAGGTTAAAAAAGAGTAAAATAACTGATAACACAATTGGGTTTGATCTTAATGAAGAATACGATTAAAAGCATTTTTAACCTTAATCGATATATTTATATTTAAACATTTACCAAATGGCGTTAAAGATATTAAAAGAAAACGAAGAGGGTTTCGGTATTATTATTGACCACGATGCTGGTGCAATAACTAAAGAGATTAATGAACACTTTTTAAACGAAAATACTATCAACGGCCCAATTGATTTGAGCCAACCAATAATTTACTATGCGACACTACAAAAATATGGTGTTGAAAATAGAAATGGTAGAATCTACCCAGAGGATATTTTAAAAAGAGAAGTTGACCGTTATCGTGATGTAATAAAAAGAAACGCCAGTTTTCATGAGTTAGACCACCCACAAGAATCAGTTATTTCATTAAAAGGTGGATCCCCACACAGAATATTAGATATGTTCTGGGAAGGTAATGCGCTTATTGGTAAATTAGAAATATTAGTTTCTGACGGTTATAGAAAAAGTGGAATCATATCTTGCCATGGTGATTTAGTTGCGATGTATTTGTCATATGGTATGACATTAGGTATATCATCAAGAGGAATCGGATCTTTAAAAAAGATCAATGGTAAAAATATGGTACAGGATGATTTCGAATTAATTTGTTGGGATATTGTATCATCACCATCAACACCAGGTTCGTACTTATATAAAAACCCAGATGATTTTTCAAAGTATGATGAGGTACTGCCTAATCAAGAACCACAAAAAATTATAAAAGGTAAAGAAACCCAAGATGAATTTTTAAGTAAGTTAAGTTCTTTTTTGGGTAAATAACTTTCTTTTTTAAATTATTATTCTTATAATTGTATCAACTAAAAAGTAATTAAAATGGATAAAAATTTTTATTGGTACAACGTAACAGTTCAGTTCATTGTTGAAGATGAACAAACGGGAAAAATTAAAAAAGTAAAAGAACTTTATTTGGTTAAAGCTGTCTCTATAACAGATGCTGAAACACAAGTTGCAAAAGATCTTGATGGCACAATGTCTGATTATAGAATTTTAACTGTAACTGAATCAAAAACTGTTAGAGTAATTAAACCAGATGACGTTGAGTTAAATGCATAATAGCGTTACAACTACTTTCTAAAATAAAAAATTTTAATGAAAACCCATCGATATCGATGGGTTTTTTTATTTTATTTATTGTAAATACTGAACTTTTGCAAAATGCTAGATATTTATTGTTAACGGAAAATAATTTTTTTATTTAAAAAAAATAAATATGAGTAAAAGTAGCATTTTAGCTGAGACTCTAGCTGAGATCCAAGAAATCAGAGAGGGTATTGAGAAGAACGCAAATCACGTTCTTAAAAGTACTTTAAAAGATGACTTGGAAGCAATTGTTAGAAAAGGCTTAAACGAAGCTGAAGAAGATATTCAGCCAGATGATATGGTTGGTGATGGTAATCCAACTGATCAAGGTGGTGAAATTGCTAGTTCAGAAGAAATAACCGAACCACAACCTGATATGGAACCTATGGGTGACGAACCAAGTGGTGTTGAGGTAATTGATTTAACAAATGAACCTTTTGATAAGGTTTCTGATGAATTTGAACGCATGCAATTAACTGACGAGATCGAAATCGTTAAAACCCCAGAAGGTGGTATTCAAATTAACATCGAACCAGAAGGTGGTGTTGGTGGCGCTGAAGAGATGCCAGCTGACGCAACTGAAATGGGTGGTGAAGAAATGCCAGCTGCTGATGAAACTGGTTTAGAAGTTGGTGCTGAAGAGATGCCAGGTGAAAATCCAGATTCAATTGAGGGTGATGAAGATGAAACCATGAAAGAAAATGAAGTTGTGTACGAGATAGAGATTGCTGAGGACGCAACAGTAACTGAAACTGAAGAGGTAAAAGAAGAATCTACCGAAGAAGTTAAAGAAACTGTTGAAGAAGTTAAAGACGTAACTGAAACTGAAGAGGTAAAAGAAGAATCTACCGAAGAAGTTAAAGAAGATGTTAAACATGTTACAGCAAAGGCTCATATGAAGCACAACACAGAAGAGTTACACGAGAGTTTAGTAGCTACAAGAAAAAAACTACAAGCTTTAGTGGCTGAAAACAAAAATAAAACTCAGGAACTTGAAAAAGTTAACACTTTAGTTGAGGAATTTAAAAATGCGGAGACCGAATACAAATCGGCTATCAAAAATCTTAAAGGTCAACTACAAGAAGTTGCTTTATTTACTTCAAACTTAACTTATGCTGTGAAGTTAATGACTGAAAATTCAACTACTAAGGATGAAAAATTAGACATCCTTAAGAGATTTGATTCAGCTAAAACTTTAACAGAATCAAGAGAAGTTTTCAGTAGTTTAGAATCGTTATTTAAATCAAACAAAAGTACGGTTGAAAAAACTATCGAAGAAAGAGTTCTTGAAACACCAAAGTCTAGCGGTTCAACAAATTTGAATGAATCGACAGCTTACAAGAATCCACAATTAGAAAGAATGTTGGATATCATTGGAAAAATTAAATAATAAATAAAAAAACTTAAAAAAAATACTAAAAATGGGTGCATTATTAGAATCAGGAAAAGTTGGTAACGTAAGTTTAAATCATTTAAAAACTGTACGTACTGACGTAATTAACAGATGGGACAGCTTAGGTCTTTTAGAAGGCTTAAATGGACATCGTAAAGAGAACATCGCGCAGTTGTTCGAAAACCAAGCTTCATACATGTTGAACGAAGCTACATCATTAGGTGTTGAAGGTTCATTCGAAACCGTTGTGTTCCCAATCGTGAGAAGAGTATTCTCAAAATTATTAGCTAACGAAATCGTTTCTGTACAAGCGTTGAACTTACCTATCGGTAAATTGTTCTACTTTGTACCGAAAATCGGTAAGTCTGAATTTGGTAAATCAGGTGGGCCAGAAAGTAACGACCCACGTAACCAAATGAGAATGTCTGAGGCTTTCGATAGCAATTTAAATACCTACGATGCTTTTTATGGCGAAGATGGTATGTATGATAAATCAAAAGGTGAAGCTACATCTAACAACGCTACCGTAACCACTACTACTACTTATAAGTTTAGTAACGCTGGTTTCGCAGCTAATTCACCAACTGTTACCACAATCACTTCTGGTGCAACTGGTATCGTAAGAGTTACCTTAACTGGTACTGGAAATTTCGAAAATGCTGAAGAATTCTTAAGCACAATCGCAGTTTCTTATACTGGTGGTACTTTGGATTACTATTTCCCAGCTCAGAAATATGGTACTCAGTTAATGGACGCTAACGGTGTTACTTACATCGCAGTTGTGGCTCCAGATGATGATTCTGTTGCTTTAGCTGATATCGATGTAACTTACAAAACTTATGATTCATTAGAATTATCTGATGCGATGGGTGAAGTAAGCTTCGAATTGAAGTCTGTAACTGTATCAGTTATCGAAAGAAAATTAAGAGCACAATGGTCTCCAGAATTAGCTCAAGACGTGTCAGCGTTCCATAACATTGACGCAGAAGCTGAATTAACAGCTTTATTGTCTGAGCAAGTTGCTGCTGAGATCGACCGTGAGATCTTAAGAGACTTACGTAGAGGTGCTGCTTGGAGATTGTCATGGGATTACGCTGGTAAAACTGGCCGTGGTATCGACACTCAAAACGCTGGCGCTTTCTATACTCAAAAAGAATGGAACCAAACCTTGATCACTGCGATCAACCAAGTTTCTGCTCAAATCCACAAAGCAACTCTTCGTGGTGGTGCAAACTGGATCGTATGTTCAGCTGAGGTTTCTGCGATTTTTGATGACTTAGAATACTTCCACGTATCAAACGCTGCTCCAGAGCAAGATAAATTCAACATGGGTATTGAAAGAGTAGGTTCATTATCTGGTCGTTACCAGGTTTACCGTGACCCTTACTTCCCAGCTGACACAATCTTGATGGGACACAAAGGTACATCATTGTTGGATACTGGTTACATTTACGCACCATACGTGCCAATGCAATTAACTCCAACCATGTACAATCCGTTTACCTTCGCACCAGTTAAAGGTATCATGACTCGTTATGCTAAGAAAATGGTTAACAACCGTTTCTATGGTGTAATCAAAGTTAAGAATATCGTTAGCTTCGGTATCGATGGTTTCAGATAATCGTAACTGGATAGGATAAAACCTTAATAGAAAGGGGCTCAATTTGAGCCCCTTTTTTTATACATTAATAATCGAGATTCTAAATCTTTTATATCTCTTTCGGTTAATAACCTTTTTGATTTTTCTAAAAAATATAAATTATTACCCAAAGATTCGATTAATTGAATTGCGGTTTTAAAGCACAAATCAACATCTGGGACTGATACATACTCTTTTTTTGAGTGCATATTATAATACCCAACTGAATAGTTAACACAAGAAAAATCATAAAGAGATTTTAATGCGGATACATCGGTATAAGGGTGGTAACCTAAGTTTTTTATCCCATAATTAGGTAAATTATTTTCAAAAATGGGGTGTATTTTTTGAAAAAAATCGCTGTCTATTGAAAATAATTTTACACCATCCGAATAATGACTAACCCAGTTGTTAAATGGTGCGTCAAATTGTATGGCATAACCAACATTTTTAAAAAATTCTTGATCCGATAGATAAGAACCCAAACAACCAACTTCTTCAGAAACAAAAAAAGCGGCTTTAATTGCATCAAAATGCTCTAATAATTCTAAACAAACAAAAACCCCAGCTTTATTATCACCACCAATACCCGTTTGATTATTATTTTCATCCCAAGCCGTTAAAATATTATTATTTTCACGAACAGTAAAGGTTTCAATTGGATGAACTGTATCAATGTGCGAAATAACACACGGATAATATTCAGACTCTCCTTTTGTCGCATACACGTTACCGTATTTATCGGCATAATTGGGGATATTTTTTTCATTTAATGTCTTTACAATGTAATCAGACATTAAATTCTCAACACCAGAGTATGATGGTACCGATAAAGTTTCAATTAGTTTATTTTTATTAATCATATTTAAATTCTTTTTGGGCATCAAATTTCACGATACTACTAGCATAACTATTAACCATTGGTCTACCAGTATTATATGCACCAAGAGCTAATTCCCATGAGTTATATTTATTTTTTAAGTATGATAAAATTCTCATACTTAACTCAACATTTAACTCCAAATTATTAAGTAAATCGTTTTTTGTTACCTTATAATCGGAAAAACTATTTGCTGTTGGGACTTGTATTTGCATCGCGCCATAAGCATTTGCGGATGAAGTCAATCTTGGGTTATATGCCCAATGAAACGGGCCACGATAGCCCGTTTCATGGTTAGCCACACCAAAAGCAATATCCATTGGGAC